ATGCACCTGATAAGTTAGCAGCCGTTTCGAGTAGATCTAATTGATTATTCGCCAGTGCATCCTTGAATATTAGGTCCGATGCACGAACGATTCCACGTAAGAATTCAGGAGTTTGAAACTTTTCTTTTACGGTAGGTGAACTCAAATCTTGCTGTTTACCAGATTCACTGTAACCTAATACTCTTGCCAATGTTTTATTTGCCCGAGTGCTAACAAATAAGTTACCATTGTCCCCAACTTTTTGGTTGCGAATACATTTACCGCCAATACATTCGTTGCTCATTTTTTGAGGGTGCCTTTACGATAAACAGTCTTAGGATCGATATCAATTTCAATGGAACCAAAGTCCCTAACAAATTGCTCAGAATCAAGGTTTACTGCCTTTTCCCACTCTTCTGTTGCAATTGTGAGAAAAGGACTGCCGACATAAGATTTTAGGTATTTATGAAACCCTCGCAATTTTGCTAAATCATTGCCAGAATCAATGTATCTCATTATTCCTAATCTATTCTCTGGTCTGTGATAATGTAGATTTACTCCCCAGAATATGGTTTGTCTTTCTATTGCAATTATGTAGCACAGGGGATTACGATCATAGAATGGCATTTGCTCTGCTGTTTTCGCTGTATACTGAAACAGTGTAATTTTGCCTGGAATTGGTTTCCCTTCTAAAGTAGATTTTGGAAACTCATCTCTATATTCCAAGTTCTTTCTCCGTCATGACTTGAAATTCCCATTTGCGGTCAGCACAGAAGTCTGTTGCTGCTTTCCATTTTGCCTGGTTTTTGGCATATTCAAGGGTTTCATAGAGATGTTTTTTTGTCTTCCGTTTTGTTGTTGGAGGAAGGCACTGCTTAGCAGGTTTGATCTCGATAATTTTTTCAAGAATGTTACCGTTCACATTCCGGTATCTGATGTAAAAGTCAGGAAAGTATCTACGAACACGTTTGGTTGTAGGATCATAGTAAGGGATATGGAATTCTTCAGATGCCCAATTTATAATATTTTGATTTTTGTCGCAATAGACCATAAATTTACGTTCCCATAAAGAACGATAGATTATGTTTCTAGAATCCCCTTTGTATTTCTTCGGATTCGACGGTCTATACCGACCTTGATAGGACATACATAGTATAACGGACCACTCTATATTTAGAGGAATGGCAAAAAAAGCATTAGTAATATCAGATAACGAAAGGAGAATCCTAAAAACTGAAGACCTCTACTTAGGCAGATCTAGAGCAGGAGGAATTGTTCCTGCGTTCAATAACATATATGATGTAACTATAGATTTTGGATCACCTGATGGTGAGTTATTGAAGCATATCAAAGATTCAGCTTTATACGAGACTAGTTTACCTCCTGGAAAGTATCTTTCATTATTTTGCTCAGAGGCACTTCTTCCTGGGAGTCAAATTCAAACTTCTAAAGTTGATGGACTCCGTCAAGGATTGTCACAATCATATGCCCTGTATCGTAGATATCCTGATATCAACTTGACTTGGTATTCTCAAAGAGATTACTTTACTAATGATGTGTTCAATGCGTGGATGGAGTTTATTAGTCCTCCAGATTTTGGTACAGATAAAAAGTCGGATTTAGATACTAAATTGAAACAATATAATCCTAGTAGAAGGATGAGGTATCCTGATAGTTACAAATGTGATCTTACAATCACCTCATTCAATCGGGAAAGGAAAAACCCCAGTTACATTACATATCATATTAGAAAAGCATTCCCCACTAATATAATTGCTGCACCTTTGGCATATGGGAAAGCGGAACTAATCAAAACTACAATATCCTTTGTATACGAAACTTATTATATTGATCGCCAGGGCAGTGATTCTGGTACCACTAAAAAAACAGATGGTGTTGAACCAGTAGCACCTCCAGAAAATGGTAACGCTGCCGCTCAGGGTGACCCACCAAGCTCAGGATCACAGATTCCGGGCAGCGTCATCAACATCGCCTGACCCCCTCTAAATATAATTACTGATTGACTTATTATGCCACTTCCTAAGGTTGTAACACCTGTTTTTGAGGTAAACCTGCTATCTACTGGGAAACCCGTTAGATATCGCCCATTCCTGGTCAAAGAAGAAAAAGCACTTCTAATTGCTCTTGAGAGTGGCAGCGATAAGAACATTATTTCTACAGTAAAAGATGTTCTAAAAGCATGTGTTGTCTCACGAGTCAAAATTGATACTCTTCCCTCATTTGATCTTGAATATCTATTTTTGAATATTCGAGGTAAATCTGTTGGTGAGACTGTAGAACTGTTAGTTACTTGTGCTGATGATGAGGAAGTAAAAGTTCCTTTGACTATTGAAATGTCAGAGATCGGACTTGATGTTCCTGATGACCACACTGATACGATTCAACTTGATGGGGGCATCTCTATCAAAATGAAGTATCCATCTATGGATGAGTTTTTGAAAAACAACTTTAGTGTTGTTGAAGAAACTAATAAAGATCTCATAGAGGAGGCATTCAAAGCAGTCGCAAAGTGCGTTGACACCATCTATACGGAAGAGGAAGCATGGTCTTCTAGTGACTGTACTCAAACAGAACTTGTCAAATTTATTGAGCAACTAAGTTCATCTCAGTTCCAACAAATTGAGAAGTTTTTCAACACCATGCCTAAATTGAAATATGAAGGTAAGGTAACTAATCCAAATACTGAAGTAGAAACTGATGTAATTGTTGAGGGTATGGCAAATTTTTTCGGGTAATGCTGTATCACACGACTATTGATGTGTGCATGGAGATAAATTTTTCCCTCATGCAGCATCATAATTGGTCATTGAGTGATATAGAGAGTCTAATACCGTGGGAAAAAGAAGTATACATAAAGTATCTCACAAATTATCTTGAGAAACAAAAACTAGAGGCAGCACAGGAAGCAAATGCCGGATTCTAACGTACAGTCTGTTACTCCCATGATTGCCCCATTGAGGGACAAGGTGGAGCAACAAGCTGCAGCCTTAGAAGAAAATTCTGATAAAACAAATGTAAACATTCGGCGTTTGGGACGTATTGTCCTTGACATGGAAAGAATGGATGCTAGCATGAAGGTCATGCGTGCAGATATTCGGAAAGATATTGTAGCGAGACGGCGATATTACAATGAAGAGCGGAAACTCCTAAAGAAAGATATCAAGCAGACAGAGCAGCTTGGTACTATGTTCTTGGGGTTTAGAAGTGTTCTTGCTGCAGTATCTGGTGCAAGTGCCTTGCGAGAATTCTCTCAAGGTGATATAGTGGGAGGATTGCAGGATAGTTCAATTGCGATTACCGCGATGCTTCCTGAAATTACAACCGCAGTATTGGGAGCAGTAGGTTTGGCATTAGGATTGAAAGGAGGCAGGCGCGGACCCCAAGGGGGACCTAAATCTGCTGTTCCTCGTGGAAAGATGGCAGGTCCTACACCAACTGCTCCTCGTGGAAAGATGGCAGGTCGTCTGGGTCTTCTGTCTTTGATACCACTAGCGTTGCTTGGTGGATCGATGTTGATGGGACGTGGAGATGGTGCAGATGAAAAAAGATCTGAAATAACTCAACAGCAAGTTTTTGCCAGTAAAACGATTACTTCTCAAGATGTAGATTTTTTTAGTGCCACAGTTTCTAAATTTAGTCGGATAGTTTCTTCACTTTTAGGTAAAGAAATACAAGATCCTACTATCAATATAAAGAAAGATGATGATGGAAATATCATAAATCCAACCACACAGGATTCTAATAATACCAAAACTAAAACACCACAAACTGGTCTACTTACTCGTGTAAACAGGACTGCTGATAGTGATGCTAAGAAAGAGGCACTTATTCAGTTAGTAAAGCAAGCTGAGGGAACTGCTGATGCTGATGGTTCAGGATATAACAAATTTGTTGGAGGAGATACCAGCGTCAATATTACTGAGATGACTGGTACGGAAGTTATGATAGAGCAAAAGCGTCGTCTCGCTTCAGGCGAAGCTTACAGTTTTACTGATTCTACGGGAAGACGGCAGAGAAGTGCCGCTGTAGGGGCAGGTCAATTCCTGAAACCTGAACAGATAATGCTCTCCATGAAATTGGATCCTGATAAGACCAAAATGACTGCTGAAGTTCAAGATCAGATGATTTTGCATTTAGCACGAAAAACCCGTAAGGTAAATGAACAGGATGGGATTGATGGTCCTGAGATGGAACGTCTAGGTATGGAGTGGGCAGGGTTGACTTCATATCATGGGCAGAGAAATATTAGTGGTGCTCAGTCAATTCAAAATTATAACAATATTTTGAATGATATTATGAAAGAAAGGGGTGAAGAAAAGAAAGAGGAAAAGAACCTTGACCCTTTGGGGGATCAATCATTTTTACCGAATATAGATCCTCCTGCTTCTAATGAACCACGAGTTGCCGCTCTGGCACCTGAACCACCATCTCCTGCATCAATTACAGTGGATCCTAATTCTAGGGGTACCACTGGGAGTGAGATTGCATCTTCAGCATTGTTGATTCAATATAACGTACCAGTATTGTTAGGATGAAGAATATAAAACCATTATCTAATATCCTCAAGCAGAGAAATACGGAAGCTTTTAGACTTTATGAAAGAAGTCTAAAACTGAAAAAAGAACTTGTCAAAAAGCGTGGCGAAGCGTTTGATAGGTTGAAGAGTGAACTTGCTATTTCTAAAGAAAAGGAAGGAGGAGGAGGACTCAATGGTTTATTAGGTTTAGGTGGTGCTGCCGCTACAGGCGGTCTTATAAGAAGTCTTAGAAATAGGTTTCTAAAACCAAAAGGTCCTAATGGTGGAGGACCTAAAGGTGGAGGACCTAAAGGTGGAGGACCTAGAGGTGGAGGACCTAGAGGTGGAGGAGTTACACCTGCTAATAAAATTGTTCCGAGTAAAGGTCTTAGGGGAGGTGCAGGTAAACCATCTGTGAGTGGTGGACTGAAGGGTGGTTTGCGAATGGGCAAATTCAATGCCGCTGCAACAGTTGCACTGACAGGTGTCGATTATGGGTTACGACTCAATGATGGTCAGACACAAGTTCAGGCAACTTCTGGTGCACTTAGCACAACAGCAGGTGGTTTGGTAGGTATGGCTGCTGGTGCCAAAGGTGGTGCTGTATTGGGTGCTGGTATTGGTGCCTTCTTTGGTGGAGTAGGTGCGGTTCCTGGTGCTGCTATTGGTGGTGTTTTGGGTGGTTTGCTAGGAAGTTTTGGTGGTGCAACTTTAGGTGCTGGCATTTCCGATAAAGTAACTGGCGTAGGTGCAGATGAGCGACGAAAGGAAGAAGAGAAAAAACAAAGACTTAGTCAAGTAAAGAGTAATTTTGGTGGTGCTATTGAGGAATTTGATAGTGCTTTAGATCGTTTTGCATTACTTGCAAGGAAAAAAATATATTTTATTGATGATGAATATATTATTGATCTGAATGATGATAATGATATCCGTGATAGTGCTAGCAGTAAAAATCAGGGACCCACGCCAGATCTAAACGGTGGTGGCAACGTATTTGAAGCAGAGATTGAAGGAAAGACTGAAAAACACTCTGGAGGAAACCGAGAGTTTAGGTATTCTCGTAGTTATACTCCTACTGGTATAGATTATGATAAAATTCCAAGCACACCTAGCAATAAGGTTGTGCCAACTGAGCAGTTACCTATTCTAGTCAGACCCCACATAGAGGAGTTTGACATTGAAAATACTAAGGAACAAAGAATTGATACTCCTTATGGAACACTAATTCGTAAACCTGCAACAGTATTTGCTCCAGCAGGATTTATGTTTGTAAATAAGGATCGTCAAGAAGATAGAAGATTTAGGGCAGAACAGAGCATCAGATCTGCAGCCTCTACAACGACAGCTTTGGCTACTGCGGGGTTGACTGCTGCTGCAGCAGGTAAGAAGCGTAAAGGTTCTTCTAAACCTGTAGTTAGACCTGCTAAAGTTCAACCTAAAGTTCCACCTAAAGTTCAACCTACTAATAATGTAGTCCCATCAAATCTAGGACCTAAGCCTGTCAAGAAGCCATCATCACCGGACATGCTTAGACCAAAAGTTGAAACCTCAGTTCAACCTGCAATTCCAAATTCTAAAGATCTTTCATTTGCATCTTTGGCACCTCTTTATACTTCTGGTCAAGGATCCAATTTTTCTTCAATGGTTCTTCCTTTGCTTGGTGCTGGAATGTTCTTAGGTGGAGCGGGTAAAGCTAAAGAGAAGAGCATGCCATTTTTACCTCCTAGCTCTCCTTCTAAGAACATTAGTATGCCAAAAACTATCTTACCCTACTCTAAATACCTTGAGTATGAATCTTATATGAAGGTCTGGAAATGAAGAAGTGGTTGAATGCCTATGAAGCTAAGTCACTAAACATATTTCCAGAAGGTAAAGAACCATTTTCCTTGATTGGTCAGTTTCAAGGTCTTAGATATGAAGAAGGAGTTGGTAAAACCTTGAGGGTCACTATTATGATTGCGGACACTTTTGGGTTGTCCCAAGCATTGCCGATCAGACCTGGAAATAAAATTGAGTTGCTGTTTACTCATCCTAGTGCTAAAGAACCATTTGAGTTCTCTGCTAAAAAGAAGAATGAGTTGTTGATTGTAAATATTGCTGGTGAGAGTGGAAACTCAAAACGACACACTTATGTTTTGGAGTGCGTCACAAAGACAACCATGTCTAACCTGACAACTAGAACAATCAAAAGATATAAAGGTAAGATTACAGATAGTGTTGATAAAGTTCTAAAAGAAGTGTTAGAGGTTGATCCTAGTAGAATCAACATTCCACATCCCGCCATGAATGAATACTCATTTACTGGTAATTACAACCCACCATTGAAACAGATTAGTAGACTGGCATCTAAATGTGTTGGTGAAATGAAAGGCAAGTCTTCTGCTGAAAGTGGAAGTGCAGGATATGTTCTATGTGAAGGAGAACGAAAAGGATATAGTTTCTTTTCTGTTGACAAGGCATTGCAGGAAGAAGCTGCATTCGGATATGAGCAATTAGCGTATTTTGATTCTACAAAGGTCAATAACTTTGCTGCTGTAGATACGCCAAGATTTGTTGAAAGTCATGATATCGTAAAAAAACTGATGGTTGGGCAATACAAATCAGCTAACTGGTATTATAATATTATTGATCGCACCCCACACTTCGTAGAATATAGTTACAAGGATAGTAAACTGGATTCTGCAAATGAAGATCAGTATATCCCTAACAAAATTGATGAAAAGTATTCAAGAATTTTTCTAAATGTTCTTGATGTTGGTGCGATGGCAGAGAAAAAAGTAGAACTGAAAAACACTGCAGAAACTATTGCTTGGCGACAGGCACATGCGACTGGTAGATTTCAATCTCTTTTTTCTCAGTCTTTAGAATTGACTATTCCTATGAACTTGAGTTTAGAAGTTGGAATGATTTTGAAAATGTCATTTCCCCTACTAAATACAGAGTCTGGCATGAATCCATCTTCTGGTAATTACATGATTGCTAAAATTGCCCATCAATTTGGTGATCCCCAAGGTGATGTTACTGGAATATCATTAGTTAGAGATTCTTTCGCATTTTACTCTAAATGACTAACATTTTTATTGGCAAGGAGAAAACCTAATGTCACAACCACGACAGAAAGATCCATCTGATCCACTTTATGATGCAAATGATAAGTGGAATGAGTATAAAGTAGATCTACATTGTAATGAAAAACACTCACCTGATGAGTGGGATCCTACTACAGAAGGTAGGATTGCTAATCCAGAGAATCGTCATCAAGATAAGGTGTTAGATAAGTTCTGTGATGATCACCCTGGTTCACCTATGTGTAAAGTATTCGACGACTAACGAGTAATGATTGACGACAGGAGTATTGAGTCTAAATTTGCAGGACGCGATGGGTTTCACTGGTTCATTGGACAAGTGCCTATTGATTCTTCATGGAGAGAATTTCCTGGCGACAAACAATCCCGCAAGTATGGTTATCGTGTCAAGGTAAGAGTTCTAGGCAAACATCCTTCTACAGATGATGTAAAGGATGAGGAGTTGCCATGGGCACACATCCTCGTTCCTGCTAATCAGGGAGCAGGTGTAAACTATGCTGGTGTCAGTAACTTTATCCAGGGTGGAGAAACTGTTATTGGTTTCTATGCTGATGGGGAGGATGCTCAGCAACCAATTATTCTAGGTGCTTTATATCAGCACTCTTTGATCAAAAATGCAACAAAGTGGGATGATGTTCTAGAAAAAGGAACATCTGGATTTTCTGCTATCACAGTTGATTCTGTGTTAGAAACTGGTGGATCTGAGACATCACTGGGTGCCACTGTACGTCCCACACGTAAGGCGAAACCTGCACCAGTTGGTAGTATTCCTAATAATGATCAAGAAATTGATGATAAAGACGGTAAACCAGTTCAAACTGCCACCCGCCATATTTTAGACAAACCTGTTGAGATTAGGAAGGCAGTCAAATGTGACGTTCCTAAGTCTGCTATGGGTGATGTTGCAAAGACTATGCAGTCTTTCATTGAGGTTATCAAAGGGTTAGAAGAAAATAAAAAAGGATTTGTTGATCCTATTTTGAATAGAGTGGTCAACATCGATAAGATTATTGGTGAGGCATCTGACAGAATTTCTGGCAATATGAGTAATGTGATCCGACAAGCACGTAAGGATCTATTTGAAGATATTGATGAGAAAGTTGGGGATGTTCTTACATTTTTGTCTCCTGATAATCTAATCAAAAAGTTAGAACTGAAGAAACAAAAGGATATTGCTTATTGTTTGATGGAGAACGTAATCAACGGTCTCCGTGACATGATCGGTAAATTCCTGAAAGGAATGCTTGGAAAGATCATCAACTTCCCACTCTGCGCGGCGGAACAGTTTCTAGGTGGTTTGATCTCCAAAATTACTGACACGATTCAGGGTCTTCTCGGACCAGTTTTAGGTGCTATCGGATCGTTGGCAGGCATGGCTCTGGGTAACTTTAGTTCTATCATGAACAAAGCAACTGGTGCTTTGCAGGCAGGTTTGAAGTTGATGGAATGTGAAGGTTCTTCATGTGATCCTCAACCTTTTGATTGGGCAGCAAACGTTGGACCTGATCCAAAGAAGGTTTTGGACTTGAAGCGTATGTTGGATGTGGGTGGTTTGATTGATGGTATTGATAAAGGTGTAGAAGGTTTCCTTGAAGACACTTTCCCATTCATGGCTCAGGCAAAAGAAGCAGCAGGTACTATTGATACTCTCAAGGGAACATTGGAAAAAGTTGGGTCTGCTGGAAAAATTCTGGGTGGTGTAACTGCTGACCTAGCAGGTGGTTGTAATACCAGTGCATTTGAATGTGGACCGCCAAGTATCGAACTCTTTGGTGGTGGTGGAATTGGTGCTGTTGCTAAAGCAGTGGTCAATTCTGTTGGTGAAGTTGTTGGTGCAAAGATGGAAGATTTGGGATTAGGTTTTGATGATGTGCCGTTTGTTTCTATCGTAGACCGTTGTAATAATGGTAAGGGTGCCACTGGCACTGCCGTTATGAAAGACGGAAAAATTACTAATATTATTATTACCAATCCTGGATCTGGTTATCTTGGTGGGGGAAGTGTTACTGTGGATACACTCACGCCTACCGGAATTGATTCCGATGGCAATGTGATCCAGGAAGTAATACAGACTGAAACGCAAAGACCTGGTGGAATTTCTGAGAGTGGTGAACAAGTAATCGGACAAGTTGATGGTATCCAAGTTATCATAACTGGTAATGGTTATGAGGAAGGAGACACTATTGTTACTGAAAATGGTGGGATATTGACTCCTATCATAGAAAATGGTAGAATTCTAGGTGCAACTGGTATTGTAGACATTGGTTTGGAGAAAATTCCCGCACTAAGAATCAAGTCTAAGACAGGTTTTGGTGCTTACATTCGACCCGTAACGACATTCACCAATGTCAAAAAATATGACAAACCTGTTCTTCCATCTGCTCAAGTGATCACAGTTATTGACTGCCCTAAAGGATACTAATGTCAAAATCTCCACCATATATTGTCAATCATCCTGAAGATGGTTCTTTCCGTATCGGTAAAGAGGAAGATGGAAAGGCAGTAAGAAAGGCACAAATTTGTGCTGCTGCTGGATCTGCTGCATCTTTGAGAATTTTTGAGGACGGTGGATGGGAACTCCGCGCCACTGAAAATGAACAGGGTTCTAATATCCTTCAGACTGGTGCTGGTCCCATCAATATAAAGTCTGATGGTGATATAAACATTGATTGTAAGGGAACTTTCTCGGTGATGGCGAAGGACATCATCATGAAAGCGACTGACGCAAAGATTGGTGACATATTCTTGCATGCTGAGCATGACATTCATCTCCAGGGCAAGAACTTTGCTAAATTGATTGGGCACAACACCACTGTCACTGCCAATGATAAATTGATTACAAACTCAAAAGGTTTCAATATTATTATTGGAGACATGGTTCGCATCCATGAACCACAATCCAAACTCATTCCCGGTCCTCTTGGGGATTATATCAACTCACTGGTAGAATAATGGCAGGCATTAGAGATATTGAGACGGGTAAAGTCTACATTGGTAGAGAAGATCCCAAAAAACTTGACACTGCTGCTGATACCTTAGATGGTGATGCACCATTCAATGGTACTCTTGTTGTCACAGGACCAGCAATTGCTGGAAAGCATTCAGGTTATGCAAAAGCAACTGTAAACATTGGTACAGACCTTGATGAATTCAAGTCTGGTGTTACAGGACGGGCACTCCAAGTTGATGGTGACGTTGAAGTCATTGGTGAAGTAGCAGAAAACGCTGTTTACATTGATGGTGATGTGTACATCACTGGCAAAGTTGACTGCCTGAACAAAGGCAGACTGGCATCCAGGTTCTCTACAGCAGATGCTCTGGGTAAGTCATTTGACATCCAGCACCCCACAAAAGAAGGTCATCGACTGCGCTATGCATGTATCGAGGGTCCTGAGGTTGCTGTGTATCACCGTGGCAGACTCACTGGTGAGACTGAGATCCT